GATTCGTCCCCGCAGGCTGCGGAGACGCGATCTGCGCCGGCAGGAATCCAGTACGAAAAAATCCGCGAACTGTACAACCAGATTCTCGGTGGACACCTGACACGCTGCATGGGCCTGACCGACAAGCACCGCAAGGGCATCAAGGCCTGCCACAACCTGAAGCTCGATGGGACATTCCCTGTTCGCGACGGTGGCCTGGAGTTCTGGGAAGGCCTGTTCAACGACGTTCTGGACTGCCCGTTCCTGCTCGGTACCGGCAAGCGTGCATGGCGAGCTGATTTTGAGTTCCTGACAACGGCGACCAAGCTGCAGCGCTTCATGGAGGGCAAGTACGATGAACGCTGATCGCCCCCTGATCGCCATGGAGGCTGAGCAAGGCGTGCTCGGCGCCCTGATGAAGCAGCCTGACCTGTGCGAAACCGTTGGCGCCTTCCTGGCACACAGCGACTTCAGCCACGTGGACAACGCCGCGCTGTACAACATGATCCTCGGCTGTCACTCCAAGAAGATCCAGCCAGACCCGCTGTCCCTGGCCGAGATTCGCGCAGAACTGCCGAGCGGTGACTTGACGCTGGTTTACGCCGGAGAGCTTTGGAGCAACGTGCCAAGCGCTGCCAACGGCGTGCACTACGCTCGCATTGTGGTCGAGCGCTCCAAGGCCCGCGCCCTGTACGAAACCGGACAAAGGCTGATGGAGATCGCCCAGGAGCGCGGCCGCATTCCTGAGCAGATCGCCCAAGCGCAAAGCCTGGTATTCGATCTGGTGGCCCAGGAAGAGCGCCCGGATGTCGTGACGCTGCGCGAAGCCATGCAGCCTGTCTTCGACGAGATGGAAATGCGCTGGAACGGCCAGAAGGCGGTAGGGCTTGAGTTCAACCTTCCAGACCTTGACGGCATCGTTAAGGGTTTGCGCCCTGGGAACTTGGCAATCATTGCCGGTCGTCCGGGTACCGGTAAGACCGTACTCGGTGTCGGCCTGGCCGATGAGATTGCGGTGCGCAAGTCTGGCGCCGCTCTGATCTTCTCGCTGGAAATGTCACAGGCCGAACTTGCCAAGCGCTCTCTGGCTGCGCTGTCTTCGGTATCCCAAGGCCTCATCGAGTCTGGCAAAGCGCTTGATGATGGCGAGGCGATCGTCCGTATGACTGCAGCAGTCGCCAAGGCCGCAGATGCTGATGTCCGTATCTGCGACAAGGGCGCACTGACCTTCAGCCGCATCTGTTCGATTGCCCGCTTCCAGCACCGCGCAAAGCCGCTGGACGTGATTGTTATCGACTACCTGGGGCTGATCGCTCCAGAGCCGAACAGCAAGCATCAGAACCGCAACCAAGAGCTTGGCGCGATCAGCCGTGGTCTCAAGGCGCTGGCCAAGGAACTCGGCATTCCGATCATCGCCCTGGCCCAGCTGAACCGCAGCATCGAAACCCGCGCCGATGCCAAGCCGAAAATGAGCGACCTGCGCGACTCAGGAGAGATCGAGCAAGACGCCGACGTGATCATCATGGCCCACCGGGACATGAACAGCCCGCAAGGCCAGAACGGAATCACTGAGCTTGACGTCGTGAAGTGCCGCCACGCCAAGCCTGGATTCTGCCTCCTGCAGTTCCAGGGCGAATACGCCCGCTTTGTCAGCTGCGCCCAGCAGCGTGAGGAAGAGCAGGTTCAGACGGCCAGTAAAGGCCGCCCATCTGCGCGCTCCATGGTCGCCGACTTCAAGCCGAGAGGTGCCCAGCAATGAAACGCAACTGGACCTTTTACGCCGCTGGCTGCCGTTTCAGCATGGGCGGCGAGTGGATGACCCATGACGAGGCCCTGGCCGTTGTCCGGTCGATCTGGCCTGAAGGGAGGATCGCCTGATGTTCGATCAACTCCTGCCAGGCGACAGCGCCTTGATAATCCACGCGATTGGATCGCCTGAACTGATTGGCCAGTGCTGCGAAGTGCTGGACGTAGTGATTGATAACCGCCGCGAGCACTACTACGCCGGTCGCGGATTTACGGGCATGGCTGACATGAGCCTGAGCGCCTTTATCGATGTAAATGGCCGCATCGAATTTTTCGACTGCAAGCGACTGATGAAACTCTGGGGCCAGGTGGCACCTGTTGAGCGTGTGGAGGTGAGCCATGACTAACCCAAACAAGGCCGAGCTGCGCAGGCTGGCTGAGGAGGCAATGGCTGGAGACTGGTTTAAGGCTGGCGATCTGCTGTGTTTCGACATGAAGACCGGAGAGAGTCACGGCCTGAATGCCGATGATGATCGTTTCATCGGAGCCGCCAACCCCGCCGCCGTCCTATCGCTGCTGAACGAGTGCGAAAGTCTGCACTCCGCATTGGGGTCGCCTGACGAAATAACCGCAGAGCCGGCAGGCGACTACGACGCACTGCGCAAGCAGTTCATTTCGCTGCTCATGCTGGCGAACAGCAAGGCCAAGCAGGCCCAGTATTGGCGCTCGCAGTCCGACCATGCCATGCATCAGACGTTGGTGCAGACCGCTGCCAACGTCAACGCCGAGCGGGACACGAATGCCATGCTGACCGATGCACTGATGATGGCCGAGGCCGAGCGCGACGCCGCTTTGGCTGAGCTTGAGGCGTACAAGAGACAGCTGCAGGCGCTGATCAACATATCAGATGCGACTGGCTGGGAGCGCCATACCTGCGGAGAGATCGCGAAGGCCAGGGCGCTGGTGGGGGGTGTCCGTGGCTGATTTGGTTTGGCAGTCGCCTGAAACCGCGCCCAAGGATCGAATGATCCTGGTGGACGTGGGTATGCCGTGGGCCAGCGTGGCCACGTGGAGCGAATACGCCGAAAAGTGGGTGCTGGCTGATTTGGAGTGGAACGTCTGCGACGGCCTGGCCGACCCCGGCTTTGTGACTGAGTACGAACGCACGATCAAGGGTTGGATGGAATTACCGGAGGTGGCGCATGGCTGAGAAGATCCGCCTCAACCACATCGGCGACCTGTCCGCGCTGAACGCCGCCATCCGTGCAAAGGGCTTCCCTTGCAATGTGTCGATCACTGGCGCCACCCGCAGCCTTCCGCAGAACGCCCTGTTCCACAAGTGGTGCGAAGAGATTGCGCAGTTCTTCGTCCGCATGGGCAAGACCACATTCGCCACTGGCGCTGCGATGAACGCCGAGAACGTCAAGCGCAACCTGAAGCAGACGTTCCTGGGCGAAGAGACCGTGCGCGACATAAACCTCAAGACGGGCGAGATCACCGAGCGCTACGAGCTGCGTCACACCAGCCAGCTCGACAAGGGCGAGATGCACTCGTTCATGACCTGCATCGACAACTGGGCGACCGAGCACGGCATTTACCTGCCGCACCCGGAGGATTCCGAGTACATGCGGATGAAGATCGAGTTCGGGGAGGCAGCATGAGCCGAATAGTCAGCAAAAAACTGCGCGACTCGGCTCGCGGCCAGTCCTGCACGCTTCGCCTGCCTGGCGTCTGCAACTTCGACCCGGAGACAACCGTCCTTGCCCATCTGCCGTGCGGGCAAAAGGGCATGGGCATGAAAGGCCCGGACATGATCGCAGTATTTGCCTGCTCGGCCTGCCACGACCGCCTTGACGCAAGAACCTCGGCGGCTCCGGCCGTGACGGGCGCCGACATGCTGCGCGCGCTGGCCGAAACACAAATGATCTGGCTTCGCGATGGGCTGCTGACTGTGAAGGGGGCGGCATGAAGACCTGCCCCGTAGACGCCACCCACAAGACAACGGCCTTCAGTAGCCGGCAGACCCTGTACTGCCACGACTGCCGCAAGGAACACCCATGGCCGCTAAAGCCCGGCCAGCTCCCCCTGATCGCAAACAACAGAGCTACAAGGAAGCCGCAATGACTATTAAACCGAAACACGTATTTGCCGACCTGCTGTCTGTCGGCCTCAGCGCGGCGCTCGTCTTTGGTTCCGGGGCGCTGCAAGACTTCGCCTTTTACGTTCTGCTGGTGTTCGTCTCGCTGGGCTGGCTGGCCTTGCTCTGCGTGGGCGTGAAGGGAGAGGCCGCCGAGACGATTCGCGACCGCGTGTGGTGGAGCGGCTTTCTATCTGTGGTGCAGATATCGGCATTGATCTTCTCCGGCCACCCGGTGCTGGCCGCATTCAACCTGGTTCTTTCGATGCTCATTGTGGCGTCGGCGTTCAAGGAGCAGCAGGCATGAAGGCCCATCAGATCCTCGAAGCCGGCATTTGCCACATGAAGGACCGCTCTGCCACCTACGACAAGCCAGCAGGCGAGCGAAGCATGGGCGCCACGGTTGATGCATTCCATGCCATCACTGGCCACGACCTCACCGAAGAACAGGGGTGGCTCTTCATGGGCCTGCTCAAGATGGTTCGCAGCCAGCAAGGCGGGTTCCGCGCTGACAACTACGAAGACCTTGCCGCATACGCCGGCCTGCAAGGTGAGGCTGCATGGGCTGAGCGGGGGCAGGCATGAAGATCTCGCGCATCGATGTGATTGGACAGAACGGAAACGATGGAGCTGCGTATGACGGCCTCGGGGCGGAATGGCTCGCACAATCTGGCCTGCTTGACGAGGGCGGAGCGGGATCTGATCGAAGCGGACAAGACGGCCTGCTTGATCAGATGGAAATGCGCGGGACTCAAGGGCGAGGAGCGGCAGAGGAAGGGCCAGGAATTGCTGGCAGCTGTGCCCGAGACTGCGCGTCCTGCGGCTGTGGCGACGTTGAAGGCGAGGGCCGGTAGATGATCGAAATCGAGCTGCCATATCCGCCGAGCGCGAACAGCTACTACCGGCACCCAACCAAGGGCGCGCTTGCTGGGCGACACCTGATAAGCGAGGAGGGCCGAGAGT